CTTGTAAGACTTGGTGATTTTACTTCGACAACTTCATATGCGATGGAACTCGCAGGAGTGGAACAGGAAAACTATGGACTTCATTATTTCAAATGGTCAGATTCTGTTAATGATGCTGGAACTTTAGACGGTGGCTCTCCTTCAAATTATTTAGCATATACTTCTGGTGACGGTGGTGTTGATTTATGGAATTTTAGTGATGCTGGCGGAGCTGATGAGGTTAGCAGTGTTGTAGCTGGTTCTAAATTTGATAATACTTATAAACCTGTTTATCATAGTGCTGATAATAGATTATATGTAAGTGATGCTAATTTATCAACTACAGCAAGTAAAGATAAAACAATGGTATGTGGTATTATAGATAGACCAAGTTATTTTCCTTTTATGCATACAGATGGAACATTACAATATGGTGTTGATGCTGGTTCTATAGAGAGTGATGCTGATTTTTACTCTATTTTAGTAACATCTCAGCCCTTGTATCAAGCACCACCAGTTGCAGGAATTACAACAGCAGGGAATATATGTGTTACTACAAATAGTGATGGTTATGCGAATAATGGAACTACTCATCAAGGTATCTATATGAATGTACATTTTGAAGATATAGTAGGGGATGAGGCGTCTGGTACTGGATGGGGAGCATCTACTCCTGATGATGCTGCAACTCCTTCAGCTGGTTCAAAATTTTATAAATTTTATGCTTCTTTTCTATATGATAATGGTTCTGAGACAAAACTTACTGATGTCACAGGTAATAATAATACCCATGCAGAGATTGCTGCGTTTCCAAATGATGAAATGGTTGAAGCAAAAACAACAGCTGCGAGTGTATATCAAAAATTA